GGGGGTAGGAGCTAAAAGAAGCCCTCCTGAAGTAGAATCAGTTAATCCTGTGGCTCCTCCAAACATCGCATAATACTTAGGTTGGCCTGTCACATCTTGAGCCGTAAGACCTCCTGCGGGTCCTGTTAATTTTGCTACATATTCTCTTAAATAAGTTTGATCCTTCTTCTGTAAAAAAACTGAATTACCTGTCACCGCTGAAGTGGAATCAAATACTTCTACCGCTCTAACAAAAAGACATCCTGCTGGGGCATTAATAGTATTGTCGTCTACGGCAAAATTTCCCGTAGCTGATTCTCTATCGGAATCCATAGGAAGATCATATAAAATTTTATTTTCTACATTTCCTATAAATCTGCCTAGAAGAGCACCAGTCAAAACATTACTGTCTACTTCAGTGTAACTTCTAATATCAGATTCTAATGCTTCAAGTGTATATGCAGCCATAATTACGGTCTATCGTTTACGGGTCCACCGAAAACGAAAAATCCTCCTCCTGTTGCTACACTACTCGCAGCGTTTGCTAAAGTAAAACTAAAAGTGTTGCTTACAGGTAATGTTGTTGGTTGTCCTGCATAAGGAATAGTACTATCAATTTTTGTAATGATATAAGATCCATAAATTTTTTCCCCGGAAGTATGGGCCACTGCTGTTGTTGAAACTGGAGTATTTCCATAAGAAGGAGCTGCCGTTCCTCGTGTACAGCCCGTTAAAGTATTAGTGCTTCGGCCAGTATATTCAATTGTTTCACTCGTAATTCTTCCATAGGCTAAAGAAGATTGATCTGTATTAGTAGATTCAATAACAATATATCCTGATGTAGGAAACTCTGAACCATCAGTTAATACAATAGAAGTATCAGTAGCAGTGATAGTTGTAGCTAAAGTGGTGCTTAACTCAAAAGTAGAAATCGCTACTCCTCCCAGAGATTCTTTAACTTGATAAAATCTTACTGCATCTCCTGTGGATCGTTGATGTCTATTTTCTTTTACAATGACGGTAGTACCTACTTCAGTTGTAAAAGGATTATTATTTAAAACTGTAGGTGTTGGTAAAGCAACTCTTGCGGGTCTTGCTCTTTGTAAAGCTTGAGGATCCGCACTTGTAGGTTTAGGTTCCAATTGGGGTTGTTTAGGTTCAAATTCTGAAAAATGTACCCATGCACCGTTCCATTCTCTCACCATTTCCAAATAAGGAAAAGCTAAACCAGATCTATCTGATATAGCAAGTGCATGTTTTCCTGAAGCAAAAGTAGTCATAATTAAGCGTTAGGATAATAGACCTTAGGAGCGATATAAGTACTTGTAATATCAGCATCCTCTTTAATGGCTCTAGCCAATTCATCCTCATAATAAAGTTTTAATTCTTGTGATCTTTGAGGGACATTTTTTTGAGACAAATAAAATGCTAACCCTGCTGTCATACATGGAGCAAATCTATAAGGCACATTAGTTGCATTACCATAAGCCCCTGCGTCTTGAATTCTTCGTACATAGTATAAATTTAATTTATTTCCATCTTGTGCCGCACCCGGAGTTAGATAGACAGTTATGGTTGTTCGATCAACAAATCTTTGAATAAAAAAAGAAGTAGGTGTTCCTTTTGCTGTTTTATTAGAATAACCTTGATACTGGGATCGACTCACTTCGGTCATGGGAGAATCAACACTCGTAGAAGTAATTCTATAATTAACTTCTAATATATTATCCATTCCCGTAGCATGTTGTGTAACCGCATCCGCACTTGAGTGTGTAGCTGCAGTTGTACCGTTGGATCCACGAACAGCTCCAGTAAGATTCGCTGCGCCTGTTGCTGCAGATTTCCCCGTATACCTAATTGTCTCAGAGTTAACCGTAATAGTGCCCCCACCTTGATCGGCGCCGGGCATGTCCGTGACACTAGCTAAAGGAATATCTGTAACAGATGCGTTAATGCCTGCTGATAAAGTAGTAGTTAAACCGTTTGAAGCCCCATCGGATGGAGATCTATAAGATGTATAAACACTTGTTCCTTCTACTAGAGTAAAACCTTGATTAGCTATTTCCCAATAATGAAGTCCTCTATTACTCCATTCGGAAAATAAAAGATTTAAAGATCGTTTAGCTGTTTTGAGTTGATAACCTGAAACGTTTTGTAGACCAATTCTTTCGTAAGCTTCTTCTACGATTTCATCAATCGGAAGAGTTTTATCGAAAGTATAGGAGTGAGAAGTAGTGTTAGCCATCTAACCCTACCCATAGTAAA